CTATGGAATGCTACACGTCTATACCCCTGCGGCAGTGGTTAAACCATCTGACAAGAATCCATTTAAGGGGGGCAACGTAATTGCTACCCAGCGGAAGCTAGCTAAAATGGGAGCGCTTCAGTGAAACAAGAAGACGTCGATTTTTGGAAAAAGCAAATCGACGCCACTAACCGTTTTATGGCGCCAAAGCATAAAATCTGGAAACGCTTGCTTGAACAGTATCGGTTGGAGTTTTCTGACCTGGAGATGGAGGAAAGTAAACAGAGAAAGATCTCTCGTTATTATCCTCTAACGCGACAGATTATTGCCTCGACAGCGTTTTTTAATCCTCGCGTGTTGCTCCGCGTAGAGGAAAATAAGAATGAATTACGCGCAGAGGTGTTAGAGCGAGTGTCTAACGCTGCTTTGGTGTTGCAAGGCGCGAAGAAGGAAGTTCAGCAGCAAATCTTCGATACGCTCTACTGTAATATCGGCTGGGTTAAAACGCTGGTGAATCCTCCTGGCGACAAAGACCTTGCCCCGCCGTATGTAGCCAATGACTCAATGATGAATGGCATGATTACCCACCAACGCCGGTCGCCTTTTGATATTTATCCTGACCCATTGACCCCGCCTCACGACTTCGGCCAGGCGCGTTATGTCCGCGAGGATATGCTGGCACCTTATGAGTTTGTGATGGAGGATGAGCGGTTTAGGGATCTAAAGGCGTCTCACCGTGACCAGATAATGCCGTTGACTGACGCCGAGGCAGAGGAACGCATACTGGACGACATCCAGCAGACGAACCTTGCCGCCGATGAAGAAGAAATACAGGCAATGCGGGATGCTCGTATTGCTGGCAAGTTTGTGATGCTTCACGAGATTCACGACCGAATGCATAAAAGGCAGATCACTTTTGCCTCCGGCGTCGAGCAACCCTTGGAGGACGTTGAGCATCCGTTCCTGGCTGGAACTACGCACACCGAGCCAGACCCGTTTACAGGCGAAGAGAGGGTTACTGGCTTTACGCCAACGGAAGGCTATTTAGTAACCAATGGCTTCCCGTATATCCCAATGAAATTTGACCATTCGTTTGACAGCTTCTACGGCTTGCCCATGATGGCGTACGGCGAGGTGACGCAATTAGGAATCATCGAGTCGATGTCCCGGCGAATGGATAGCCTAAAGAGGGGCGCCAGGATTATTGTTGGCAACCAGAAGGAAAAAAGCCTCAATCCTAATGTAGATGAGGAGTTGCAGAAGGCAGATGACGGTCACGTTATCTGGTCGCAAGACCCAAACAACAGTTTTCGCGAACTGCTGACTGGCAACATCCTCCCCGACCAGTTGGGCGCCGAATCTGATCTGCGCAATTATGAAGAGCAGACGCTGAATGTGGGTTCAACCAGCGTTGGCGGAGCACGGGTCACTGCAACGCAGTCGGCCCTCAATGCATCATTTGGGCAGCTGAACCGCGAATGGCTTCAAGACGAGGTCGCCCGCGTCTTTGAAGACATCACTTATGATAATCTTCGCGTGATGGCCGACCGGCGATACACTCCGACGAATTTTATTGTCAACGTCGCCAGGGACGAGAACGACCCGGTTTTTCAGGCTATTACATCTGATATGCTTTCGGCCCGCTTCGTTGTAAACATTGAAGCCGGCTCTATGAAGCCGCTGTATGACCAACTGGAACGCGACGACGCCCTGCAATTGTTCAATTACTTGATCCAGGTGCCGGAAGTGCCCCGCCAGGAGTCGCTGAAAATGCTATTACGTGCTTTCCGCGTTCCGAACGTCGAGAAGTTCTTGGGCGACGATACACACACAGATGCCACGCGGGCTGCACAGCTTGAAAATATGCTGATGCTCCAGGGCCAGCAGTTGCAGGTAAATCCGTTAGAGAATCATCGTGTTCACATGGAGCACCATCAGCAGTTGTTTAAGGAACCCCAGTTCACACAGGGACTACTCCCGCAACAACAGCAGCAGGTTGCGCAAATCATGGCGCAGCATATGCAACTACACCAGCAAGCACTACAGCAACGGGCACAGGGGCTAAGCCCCACAGCCGGTGCTGGTGGCGCAGGGGGTGGCGCTGACGTGCAGGGCAATCCTGGAGGTACGGTGGCGGCAGCAGCAGGTCAGGTGGATTCCGCAGTTCGCAGTTCAGCGCAGACGATTGGCCAAAAGGTCAGCGTAGACCCGGATCAGAACTGATGGCTTACAAGGTGACGGTTAAAGGCGGCTCCCATCCAACTTTGGTGGATTACGCCTGTGAGAAGTGTGGCGAAATGCAGATCGACGTGTTTTATCACGGTCGAGATGCAGTGGAGAAGCAGGTGGATTGCCCCTGCGGCTCCAAGGCCGACAAGATCATCAGCAATAGAAACTTCATTCATCCATCACATAGTGGGATGTATGGAAAGTTTCACGATGGATTAGGGTGTGTTGTAGATGACTACGCCCATAAGAAACGCCTTATGAAACAGCAAGGCGTGATGGAGGGAGCCGACCCTGTGGGGGGGTCGCGCAATCACTGGAAGCCGACGCCGGATCGACCGGCGCCGATACCTGGTTCGCACTGGACTGATAAGCCAGGCGAATACGAGTTGTAAGGAAGAGGACAATGACAGAGGAAGTAGAAGCGGATTCCACAGGAACCACTGAAGCCGCCTCGGATGAGGGATTTGATCTAGCTGCAGATCTTGAAGCACCAGCAGCTAGTAACCCCACCGAGTCATCGGCAGCAGCCTCCGGCGCGGGAACCACCGACTTCGACCCGAATACAGTTGACTTCGGTAAAGCAGATCCTGAATCACTCCCCGCGCCGTATCGAGAAGCGCAGACGTGGGCTAAGAACCGTGAACGAGAGTTGCAAGGCGACTATACCCGCAAGAGCCAAGAAAACGCAGAGTATCGTCGTCAGCTTGAGCAAGTGCAGGTGCAACTCGCTGCGCAGCAACAAAACGCCACCTCGCCAACAGCTACAGCGGACCCCCTTGAGGGACTTCGGCGTAGGCTGGGAGAAGATGCCGGGGCGGTTGACGTCGTCCAGGACATCGTCAAGGCGATAAATGGGAACAAGCAGGAAACAACCAGCGCTGAAGTAGCTCAGTTAAAGTCAGCGATGGCAACGATGGCGCAGCATTTTGTGTCTAATCAGTCTGCGGGACTGAACCAGCAAGTGGTTGAAGCGCGTGAAGCATATGGCGATTCGCTGGACAGTTACGCACACCAGATTAAAGCACTGATTAATGTGCCAAATCCTGTAACAAACCAGGCGTACACGGTGACAGAAGCCTATGAATTGCTTTCTGGTAAGGCAGCGTCAAAGTCTCAGGAACTACAGAAAACCGATAGACAGTTTCGGTCTGACGCCTCTCAACGTACAGCACTTGCGGGTGCTGTTGGGGCAGCGAATACAGACGGCGGAGATTTGTCAGCAGCACAGCTGACTGCGGGACTTAAGCAGTTAGGCTTCGAGTAGCTGACATCTCCGTAGGACGGAGACAATATGGTTGCTGTAAGTACCACTGAGACGTGGGATGCAGCGTGGACATTGACAATGCGCTCCAAGCGCAAGCGGATGACGGATAACATTTCCGACAACTATCCGCTGCTTGGACGTCTACGTAAATCTGGCGTGCTCGAAACGGAGACGGGCGGCAAAGAGTATCAGGAAGACCTGATGTATGCTCTTGGCCAGTCCGAATGGTTCGACGGATATGACGTCCTGGCGACTGACGCTATGGACGGCATCACCGCCGCATTCTACACCCCGCGCTACAGCGCTACACCTCTCGTCATTTCGATGACGGAAGAGATGGAGTCGCGCAAGGCTTCGGGTTCCGAGAAGTTGTTGACCGCGAAGACGACTCAGGCAATGACCGGGTCGTTTGACACGATCAATGCTGCTGCACTGTCCGCGCAATCTGGCAAATCTATGCTGGGTCTGCAGGACATCTGCGCACAGTCATCGGGCACAACCCTGGGTGGGATTAACTCCTCCACGAATACGTGGTGGGAGAACGGGCGCCTCGACTTTGCCACGGGGACGTACACGTCCTTCGTGACGAAGACCGACGACCGGTACAACGGCGTCACCCGCATGGGCACGCTGTGGAATAGCATCAGCGAGGGCAACGATAAGCCTAATCTGATCGTGACTTCCTACGCCTTGTATTCTGCCTACGAAGACATCTTCGAGGGCACTGGATACACCCGCATGGTGACTAACAACGGCAAGCGCTCAGGCCCGAACCACGGCATAGGCGCAGAAGGCGACATCGCATTCCGTGGCGCACCAGTCATTCCTGACCGCGACTGCGCAGCGGATGACCTGTATATGCTCAACACCAAGTATCTCAAGCTCAAGATGCAAGCGGGCTTGAACTTCGCAAAGACACCATTCAAGGAGCCGAGCAATCAGATGGCGAAAGTCGCCTTTGTTGTTGTTGGGCTGCAACTGGTAACGAATCATCGCGCCCGACAGGGCGTCATGTTCGACGCCGCATAGTACCTAATAACCTTGCCCCCAAGCCAATGGGGGTTCACACCCTGCCCATAGGGGAGAGGATGTAATATGAGTTACTTGAATCGCAACAATATCACTAATCGCATTGGCG